TTTATGAATATCCCGGACGGTATTGACGAGGAGCTGCCGTTTGTATGACCGGTCAAAAGCGGTATTTCTGGCTGGCAGTAACCGCAGATGAGTATGAGCTGCCGCTGGCCGTTGAGGATACGGCAGCGGCATTAGCAAGGCGGCTGGGAGTCAGTGAGAATACCGTCAGAACAATGGAATACCGCGGAAAAAATGAAAGGTACAGAAAAACGAGAAAAGGACCGATGCCGGGCTTTGGAACCTGGTACAAGATCCGGAAAGTGGAGGTGGATGGATGAGAGATATACTGTTCCGGGCAAAATTAAAAGATACGAATTACTGGGCAGAGGGATTCTATTGCAGTATGAGAGAGACGACATACTGTTGCGAGGAAGATTATAAACGGCATCCTGTACCGTTGCATCATCTGATTGCAGTGGACGAAATGACAGACTGGGGTATGCCAAACAGATTGCGACTGTATGAGATCAACCCGGAAACATTATGCCAGTATACAGGATTGTGTGATAAGAATGGTAAGAAAATCTGGGAAAATGACATTGTACAGTATGGGGAATATACGGCTGTTGTCAGATATGGAAAATATACAGCAGGATTTTATGTTGATTTTCCAGAGGAAACAAACTACAGAAAAGATCTTGGCTACTGGTACGAAAAAGTAAGTGTGATCGGCAATGTGCTTGAAGATACAAAAGGAAACCGTCTGGAATCCCATACGGTTAGCGAATCCGGATGGATTCCGGTGACAGAGAGATTGCCGGAAAATGATGATTATGTGCTGCTGTCGTTTGAAAATTTTTCTCTTCCATTGGTTGGGAGATACGTGGACGATGAAAAATTAGGTGGTGCATGGTATCTGGGGGATTGCTTCGACGAAGATACCTGTCTGGCAAATGACCTGTTCGTCAATGCCTGGATGCCGCTGCCAGAACCATACAGGGAGGATGAGTAGAATGATGACCTGCAGTGATTGCCTGTGTTATTACTGCCTCTACTACTGGTCGGAGCGATGTCCCTACGGAGCGTGTTATGACGATCACAGAGCACAGGCAGATCCATACACGGATCATTATCCGGAAAGGCATCTGTGGTCAGACAGTCATAAGCCAGGAGAGCAGGCACACTGGTGCAGGGGCGGCAACTTATATCCGACAGAAGAATGCCCATATTTCGAACAGTATGAAAGGCAGAAAATAGAACAATGTTACCGTGCAATGATTTCCACGTTCCAAGATGGATACCGATCGTGTCCGATGATGGTAAATGGAACATGCGAAAAGTGTCTGCGAGATCTGAATGAAGCCATACAGGGAGGATGAATAACATGACAATATACCATAAAACATTGCAGTACCACGAAGGTGGGAAACAGCCAGTGCTTCCAGTGCTGAAAAATAATGAACAGCGGAGAGCGTGGCTCAGAAAATACAAAGAATGGGGATTGTGGTACGAAGACGAGAATATTGGATGTAAATATTACAAGTATGATTTTGACAACGGGGCAAGATTGATCGCGGAAACATATATCATTCCGGGCAATAAACACACTCCGGAAAGAGAAAGCTGTTATTTCCATCTGGTAGGAGGTCCAGAGGCTGAAAAGAAAAATGGAGTTCCTAAGTGGAATGTAAGAGAAGCTTACAGCAAATATCCCAACAGTGAAACGGAACTGGCAGAATTTTTGAAATCATTACAGAAGGGGAAATAAAAAATGAATTACGACAGAACGTGTGACACATGCAGATACCACGGCAGCAGAGGGGTCTGTGTGTGCCCGAAGAGTGAAGAGTTCAGAGATGTTACAGTGAACACATACTGCTGTGGACAATACGAAAGAAGCTGGAAAAAAGCCATGGTTGAGGCGTTCATGAAAGGGGCGAGAAGATGAAGGATGAAAGCAGCTGAGAAGAACGCCAAACGGCGGGCACATTATAACCATCTGGAGCGTGCAGTGGATGCTGAGGCGGCTAAACGGTTCCAGGAGCAGACGGCTTTATGAACATACCGGACGGAATCGAAGAAGAGCTTCCGTTCGATTAGGAGACAACGATGGAAGACAGATGCGTGATGTGTGGCGAAATCATACCGGAGGGAAGAATGGTGTGTCCGGTATGCGAAGAAAGAGTATTGACCAGAAAAGGAGAACAGACAATGAAAGCAAGAACAATCAGAGAAACAGAGTACACATGGGAGCAGATCGAGGAGATCCTGGCAGCAGGTAAGGCAAGAGAAACATTCGGAGAAGATGGACAGATCACAGTCCAGGTCGAAGGAATTGGAACGGCCCTGTTGAATATCCTGGACTACGACAAAGACAAGGCTGCGGATCCAGACATGCGAACGATGACATTACAGTTCGCAGATCTTCTGTTCGATGAAATGCCGTTCGATGAAAACGGCTGCAACAAATGGGAGGAGTCCAGCATTCACAGAAACATGAACAGCATCGCCTTCAAGGAGAGATTCGAGGAAGGGTTCAGAAGACTCCTGGTTCCTGTGCTGAAGGAGAACGAAGACAGAAAGGCAACACTGGACACGTTCTTCCTTCTGTCCGTGAAAGAAATGAAGGACAAAGAAAAGAAGTATCAGCGGTTCAGATCAGAACGCGACTGCGTGAAAGTCAATCCGGAGCAGGAGACAGAGTGGCACTGGACAAGAACTGCGTACAGAGGCGACGCGTACGGTACGTGGTTTGTGTCCGCGTCCGGCAGCGTCGGCTACAGCAACGCAGTGAACAGCTATCGCTTCGCCCCGGCTTGCGTCATCGGAGCGAAAGCAATCAAATAATCAGTGCCCGCCACGCAGGGCACAGGAGATCGAAAGGGGCGGGAAGATGAGCGATGAAAGCAGCAGAAAAAAATGTAAAACGTAAAGCACATTATGATCATCTGGAGCAGAGTGTTGATGCTGATGCAGCCAGAAGATTCCATGAACCAGCCGCAGTAAAGAGCAAGATGACAAAACTGGCATCAGTCAAAATTATAGAACATTACATAGAACACACCGATGATGAAGACGGTGAAATCCTGGAAATAATAGCAAGGAAATGCATGAGGGGAGGCGATTCCGGTGGAGATGACGGAAAACGACAAGAAAAAGGAGTTCCTGAGAAGATACCGGGAATGTGAACGGAGGGAGCAGGAGATCCTGGAAGAGATCCAGAGGCTCCGGATGGATCAGATGTTTCCATCCAGTGTAAATGACGGGATGCCGAAAGGAAGCCAGCAGTCTGATCTGTCGGATTATGTGGTAGCTATGGAAAGACAGATCGGCCGGCTGAAACGGGAACGGCTGAAAAAAGCAAGGACACGTGAACAGATCGACCTGGCAATCAGACGTATGGAGAACCCGGATGAGCAGAGGGTGCTGCGACTGCGGTATCTGTGGGGGCTGAATTGGGACGACATCGGAAGAAAGATGGGGTGTGATCCAAGACATGCAAGAAGAATTCACGGATGGGCATTAAAAAATTTCAAGATGTCCTAGAATGTCCGCCTTGCCATGTGATATAGTGTAATCAGTTCAGTTTGGGAATGATGCTGACATGATTGGTTCTTTTCATTTACCTCTGTATATTGTATATCTGCCGGGTCTCAACAGCCCGGCAGCATCGGAACATAGCTCAGTCGGTGAGAGCAGTCTCATGAGACAAGGGCGAAGGTTCGAGTCCTTCTGTTCCGATTTCCCTGATGGGGACATATAAGAATCCTTTCTCAAAAAGAATACTACATTTTCCGCAAGAAGACATCTGGCAGTGCTGGGTGTCTTTTTGTGTACTCAAAAATAACAACAGAACAAAGGAAGGTGAGGTGATTGGCAAACAATGAAAACTTAGTGCCGTTTGACAAACGAAGCGAGAGCGAAGTGAGAGAATACGCCAGAAAAGGCGGCCAGGCATCCGGGAAGGCAAGGCGGCGAAAAGCAGAGTTCCGGAAGACGTTGAACGCCCTGCTGACAGCGGAAATTGACAACCCGGAGTGGAAACCGTTCCTGGAGTCGATCGGCCTGGACTGTACACTTGAATCTGCGATGCTGGCGGCTCAGATCCGGGAAGCGATGCAGGGCAACACCAAAGCCGCTTACTTCGTGGCTCAGTATGCAGGGCAGAACGGGGCGGCAGAGGAGGACATCCGCAACAAGGAAGCAGATACAGAGCTTAAGAAAGCGAGGAAACAGGCAGTCACAGGTGAGAATGAGACGGACGAGGCACTTGAGAAGCTGGATGCGATACTGAAGGAGGTGCGTGACAATGCAGTTGAGCAAAATGCAGAATGAATACATCGTGAACGCAACGCACCGCTGGAACATTAAATCCGGGGCGGTACGTTCCGGGAAGTCTTTTGTAGATACGGCTTTCGTCATTCCCTTCCGGATCCGTGAGAGGGCGGGAAAACCGGGGTTGAATGCGATCCTTGGCGTGTCGAAGGAATCCATCGAGCGAAACGTGCTCCAGCCGATGCGTGAGATCTATACCGATAAGCTGGTCGGCAACATCAACAACCGC